TTAAAAGTTCCATAGTATCTGTATTGTGTCAGCCGTGACATCAACTTTATTAATTAAAGTATTAACGATAGACTTTTGCTTTTCATATGTTTCTTTGTGGATATCAAATGAATTTTCTTTCAAAAAAGTAATAGCTTCATTTTCTTCAGGTACTTCAATGTTATCTAATTTTTCTTTTAACTTACTCAATTCATTTGATAATGCTTTGGCTTTTTCTTGCATTTGTTCCATGCTGATTAAATCATTCATATATAAATCAGATAGCTTTTCCTGTTTCTTTTCTAATTGTGTAATACGCTGTTTATATTCTTCTTCATGCGTTTCTTCCTTCACTTCTGATTCAAACTTGGTAACGGAATCGGGGGTTAATTGAACTACTTCAATTTCATTAAGTACATACTTTTCTAAATCTTTCATATAATAATAACCCGAGTCACATTTCTTTCCATCATTATATATCGTAGCACCATTTCTAGCATTAAATCGATTTTTACATTGATAGCGGTATGTTTTTTCTCCATTTGTACGGTGACCTATCATTATTTTTAAAGGTGCGCCACAGTACCCACAACGGGCTTTTCCAGATAACATATACTTCGACTGGAAGGGGCGAGGATTAAACCGCTGGGCGTTTTCGATTTGCCTTCTTTTTAATTCCTTTTGTGTGCCAAAATAGAGGTCTCTGCTGATTATTTTCTCATGCTGTCCCTCGTATTGTTTGCCACGATAGGTAATATATCCCGCATAAACCGAGTTATCCAGGATTTGCCGAACCGTTCGATAAGACCATTGAATGTTTTTTCCAATATGTCCTTCTTCGTTTAAGTGGTCTTTTAACTTCGTAATTGAAACCCCATTCTTGTAATCTTCAAACATTCGCTTAATAATGGAAGCTTCTAATTTATTCACAATAAATTTATCGTCAACGAAATCATAACCAAAAGGCGCATTTGCCCATGACATTGGTTTTCCAGCTTTAGCACGTCCGAGTTTCCCAAGCTGCATTCTCTCTGTTATTTGTTCCCGTTCAAGCTGACTGAATACAGATAAGATACCAATCATGGCTTTTCCAAAGCTTGTGGAGGTGTCAAAGTTTTCGTTTAAAGATACAAAGTCGACATCATTTTTCCCAAAGACATCTTCGATTAAATATAAGGTGTCTTTTTGAGAACGGGATAGACGGTCTAATTTATAAACCAATACGGTATCAAAGTGTTTGTTCTTTGCTCCATTAATGAGTTTCTTTAACGCGGGTCGTTTCATATTACTTCCGGAATAGCCAGGGTCTGTAAAAACATTATAAACTTTCCAATCTTTTATCTCACAAAATTTCTTTAACTTACTAATTTGTCCGTCAATCGAATAGCCACTTTCAGCTTGTTCTAGCGTAGATACTCGGATATAGATTGCTACTTTTTCCATATAACATTCTCCTTATTTATGGTAAAATAAGGAATAGCAAATAAGCCATTCCTATGGTTTGTTTGTGTGTAGCACACGACTTCATTCTTGGCGGAAGGGTCGTGTGTTTTTTATTTACATAAAAGAATCTCTATAAATTACTTTGTCTCTATAATAATAAATTTTAGGGTTTGTTACATATCCTTGTTCACTATCTGGAGTAACTGAAACTTCATATATATCTATTCTCACATCCGAATCAGTTGTGATAAGTGAGTGGATATTATCTAAGGTATCTAAATGTAGAGTCATTACGTTTTGTGATTCAAGTGTTCGAAGAGTTGGATCATTGTATACACGTTCTTCATTTAAATTAATTTGTTCATTAACCACATCTAACATGTCTCTATCTTCAGTTAATGATCTACTAGGTTCTCCAAAGCTTTCAATAACGTTTTGCCTAGTCTGACCATTTTCTATTGTTTCCCATTCCTCTGCTGACATTTCGTTTGACTGACAACCTACCAATAAAAAAGTTAAAGGGAAAACTAAGTACAAGAATATTTTATGCTTCATGCTATCCTCCTAGATTATATAAATAACACCCATCCAAAAAGTAAAACAATGACAACTAACATTGTTAAACCGCAACCACAATTATATAAACCCTCACCAGCCTTATTTATATTTTCGCCTGCTTTTTCCATCTTATTACCGAATTGATAGGCTTTATTATTTGCTAGTTGAGTTTCATATTCATGGAAAAGTTCGTGAACTTCATCAGGGTTAAACCTTGCCCCGCAATGGGGGCATCGAGTAGTATTATAAGTACAATTAAATTTTTTATTACATGTATAACATTCTAATTTTAAAATCTGGTTTTCCAAAATACTCTCCCTTTTATAAGCCGGTAGTTACTTCAATTGCTTTTCCAACAATACGTCCTGGATTATTTTCATTAATTATGTATGGATCATAAGCATCATTAATTGGTTCTAAAAGAGTCATACCTTCTAATTTTCTAACTTTTTTAAGTGTAGCTTCTGTGTCTCCATTTACTAAAACTGCAGCAATTTCTCCGTTTTCTACATCAAATTGTTTTCTACATAAAACCAAACTTCCATCAGTAATAACTGGTGCCATGCTGTCTCCTTGAGCGTTTAAGTAAAATAATTCACCGCTAGGGAGATTATCTATTGGTCTATCTTTATATCCTTCAACATTCTCTTGAGCATCAATTGGATCACCACAAGAAATATAACCGATAATGGGTATAGATGCTGTATCTCTAGGGTCGATATCTATCCATCCCATTAAGTAAGCTGGATTAACATCTAAAACTTCTGCCATCTTTTCTATAATAGGTCCAGTTGGATTCTTAATATTACCACTTTCATATCTTTGCACAGTTCCTTCAGTTTTCCCGATTCTATTTCCTAATTCTTTTAATGTAATATTTTTACGTTCCCTAGCAGACTTAATTCTATCAGCTAAACTCATTTAAAAACCTCCCTCCACACTTTTTATTATACCGAAAACTTTCCTTATATGCAATATTTTTTAGGTATTAAACCGAAAAATTTTCGTTAAATGCTTGACATATTCTGCAACCATGATAATATGAACTTGCATAACACGAAAGGAGGTCAAATAAATGGAACCAATTAATGAGAATAAATTAAAAAGTAAAATTGTAAGTAAAGGATTCAATTATTCTAGCTTAGCAAAGGAGATTGGTGTTGATAGAGACACAATAAGTCATGTCGTAAACAATAAACATACTCCTTCTTATAAGTTAATTAATAAGCTCTACTATACTTTAAACATGAGTCCAGACGAGGGGATAGAAATTTTTTTCGGTAAAAACTTGCATAATAAGAAAGTTTTGAAATAGGAGGACAACTCATGGAACAACAAACTCAAACAAAAATGACTGTCACTAACATTTACAAAAGCGAACCAAAGAGAATCAACGGAAAAGTCATCTTACCAAAAGAGTTATCAGAAAAGATTCTCCACATTTTATATAGAAAAGAGTGAAAGATATGCGAAAGCCAAAGAAACCAAATATAACCAAAAGACTATTTTCTATACAAGAAGAAATATACGAATGGGAATTATATAAAACGGAAAGACTTACTTTTATAGCTATGATATTTTCAATTATTACTCTGATTGTAACTGTAATAACAAGCTTATAACACTGATTATTATAGCTGTCCATGAGATGACTCCGGTATGCCAAAGGAATTCATATTGATATGACTCCTTTTTAAAGAGTTATATCAAAGAAAGGAGAAGATAAATGAATGAAATAATTTTATCTAACTATTTACTAGAAAAAGATTTTGAGTCAATAGAAGAATTAAACATATTCAACGAATTGATATTTAATGCTGACCCCAAGGCATTGAAAGGAACGCACGACATATTTGAAGCGTTTTTTGGAAACTTTTATGAAAAACCAGTATGGAAAGATACTTTGCACGAAAATATTTTTAGTCGATTGTTTCCTTTCTTAGAAAAACAAATAACTTTTGGTCTTGGGAAAGGGGCATACAAAAAATACGGAGTCCTTAAATATACAGTTGATTTCTACAATCGTGAAGATGACGTTGTTTGGGAAATCGACGGGGGATCTCATAACTCTGGTTTGCAAAGGATAAAAGACGAAAAGAGAGATTTGATTTTAGCTATTGAGTACGGAGTAGAAACTATCCGTATCACAAATGAACAAGTAGAGAATCTGTTGCTAGAACGGATACGAAAAACCGAGGCGGTGAAAAGAATTTATGGAGAATGATTTATCTATAGAGGTAAGGGCTCACGAAATACATGAAAAAGCTACTTCTTATTATAGAACGTCAGAACAATTCGGATATAAGTTTTTGATGGAGTTAAAAGTTATTAGGGATGAAAAACTCTTTAGAGAATTAGGCTTTAACAATTTTGAAGAGTACACATTATCGAACTTTGGATATTCAAGAAATACATCTAATGAAAGAATACAAGCAGCTGAATTCTGGGGAGAAGATTACAACCGAGCGCTCGGTTCATACGGAAGAACAAAAACTAGACAAGTTGCACAACTTCCTGAAAAAGAAAGGGAAGAAGCTATCAATAACGGTATTCCTACTGAAAATGGGCAAAAAAATATTGACGAAGCAACGACTAGAGAAATAGAAAATTATCAAAAACGATTAAAAAAATCTGAAGAAGAAAAAGAGCAAATGGAATCCCAACTCAAGCAAAAAGATGAACAGATTGAACAGCTGGATGAGGCTATTAAGAATCAAGAGCCTGAGGTTGTTGAAGTAGAAAAGGTCGTAGAGAAGAATATCACTCCACCAGATTACGACAGCCTAAAAAGTGATAATAAACAGCTGAGCTCTAAGTTGAAGCAAACTCAAAAAGAAGCGGAAGAGAACAGAAAGAGAAACGAATTTATTGAGCAGCAATATCAAGAGGTACTGAATGATCGTAAGGATGACTTACAGCGAAAAGAAAGATTAGAAAGTATGGAGTCGGAGCTTAAACGATTAGCGAATAAAAGAGACCGCTTATCTGACAACATCGAAACAATCAAAGAGTTATCAAACTTGAATGTTGAAGTAAACGAACTTTTAGAAAGAATTGCTCCTTATTATTTTAACCATAATATCAATGCTATCCGGGATGATTCTACTTTAGAGCAGTCCTTTATGGAAACAGTCGATTCTGTGCAGAAGTGGTGTGATGAGATGTATAAGCTACTTGGTAAACAAAACACAATAGAAGGAGAGATTATTAATGACTAAGCAATATGACTTACAAAACATGACGAGTGATGAATTAAGAACTTTACAGACTGAAGCGAATATCCAGAGGCTGAATAAGTTAGAAGATGATGTAAATCAGTTAAAGAATGAGCAACCGATCCCTTTTAACATTCAAAGAAAATTAACCCAAAGAAGAAAAGGGAAAGTTATTGAGTGGCTAGGTGGTAAAGATTCTCCAGCGTACAGAAAGGTAAGCCGTAAAGTGTTTGCTGAAATGGAAAATGATTATAAGGACCGCTTTGGGATTCCTAGATATGATGAGCTGCCTAAGAAATATAGACAAGATGCATTTAATTATCTTGCACGTTGGGAACCTTGCATCAATACAAAAATAGAAATCGAATCGTTAAATAATCAGCTGGAATTAATAGAACAAGGGAGTTAATAAAAATGGCTAAACAATATATGGGCGTTGGAATGTTTTCACGAAAGATTTATTCATATGGAATTTTTGCAGAAACTAGGAGAATGTTGATGGAGAAATTCCCTTCATTCACTTATGTAACTGCTGCAAATGAACATAAAGCATTTAAAAAAGAAAAGACGAATGTTCCGGTTTTTGATGAACCAATAAGGATTGAACAAGTTTAGGAGGGAGATTAACTATGCAAGTTGTCAGCCAAGATTTTGAAGATCGGATATTTGAATCAATTAATAAACAAGTAGACCAAACCGTTCGATTAATCGAAAAGAAGTATGCGGTTAGAACAGAGTACTTTTCTAAAAAGAATGCGTGTACTTATGCTGATATCGAATATCCGACATTAGAAAAGTGGCTAAGGAAAGGATTGCCAATTGCGAAAGTTGGTGGGAAGTATTTACTAAAGCGAACTGATCTCGATGAATTTATTGAAAAACATTTAATTTAGAAAGGGTGAAATCAATGAAAACAGTATTAAAAGTAACAGGCATAGCAATCGCCCTTACAACCGTTGCAGCGGTCATAAGAGCGATAGAAAATAATTATTACAATTATAATCATGTACCAATGATAGAAGATTTAAATTAATTATCTAGTAGAATTTTTATCAGTCAAAGCTTTTGTTAAATCAATATCCCATTGCGCCACTTTTAAGTAATACTGATAGAATTGTGCGATGTTTTTTGCATCTAAATGACTACCTGTCGACTTATTGTTTACTCGATGATTGTAATGGTTAATAGTCTCTTTAGTTAATTCTAATGCAATTTCTTCAGAATTTAAATGTTCAGCCATAATTACACAACCTTTCACGTAAATTTAATCATAATGAATGTTTCAATTATTTGATGTTATCCCTTTGGTGGATGGGGGTCGGTGCCGTAACTATTACGATCGCGAATTTTTCCATCACGCCCATGAATAAATTGTTCTGATTTATTTTTTACTGCTAGTTTTTTAGATCTGTCAATTGCTTCTTGTTGAGTATTATGGATACTATCAGCACGCTTTTTCTTAGCTCCTTTAACGTTCCAAGTACCATCATTATTTGGAGTTACATGATAGTTAGTCATTTAAACACCTCATTTCTAGATTGTATTAGATTCATGAACTGCTCTCCGGGGCTATTCAGTGGAATCTATATCAAGACTATTATATCAAGGAAATGCAGATAACACAATATAATGTGTGTTATGAGATAATTCACGACTACATGTTGATAAAAAAGTGAGTTATCCACAAAGGAGTGAGTAAATGTTATGGAATAAAATTCAATATCAGTTGGATAGAAAAAAATGGACAGTAGCTGAATTAACTAAAGAAGCTTCATTAAGTGAGAATTTCCTTTATGAAGTTAAGGCAGGAAGAAATAAAGACATTGGTTTTAGCAAAATGTGCAAAATAGCAGATGCATTAGAGGTTAGTTTAGATGAATTTAGAGAGAGGTGAGGGCTTGCACATTAGACAAGAATTACTCCAGGAGATTTACTATGAATTTCTTAATTTAATCACTGGAGGCACAGGATTTAAAGAAGCGAAAGCAATAGCATTAAAGGATATCTATTTAAATGAATTCGAAAAGAATGTATTGAACAGACAGATGTATATGTCAGCGAAACAGAGGGGAGCTATGTAATGAGCGTATTAGCATTATTGATTCTTTTAGTAGCGTATTTATTGATTGCATTGAATACCGATAAAACAGATAACTATATCAATTTTTATGATGAAACAGAAGGGAAGAATAAAAAATGAAATTCTTATTGAAGCACAAATGGTTTGTACTAATCGAAACAGCGGTGATTATATCAACTTTTATTATTCATCATTACGAGACGATCAGACGAGGGTATGAAACTTTTGGCGGTGAGTTTTTACTTCCGGGTTATGCAGCCATTCTTTACTTGATATTTAAGACAGTAAAGGAATTTAAAGAGGTGTACTAAATGGGAGTAAGTAAGACATTAAAGAACATAAAAAAAGAGCGTACGCCAATACGCTCCTAATCAAAATGAACAATTTAATTATACCACACAAAGGAGAAATTTAAATTATGACGAATGAAATCATTAAACAACGAGATGTTACGGATAATATCCTCACTAGAGTGGATGAAATGAAAAATGAAGGCTTAGCTCTGCCGAGTAATTATAACGCTTCTAACGCTTTGAATTTAGCCTTCTTACAGTTAGTAGATATGAAAGTAAAACAAAAACCATTACTAGAAGTAGTAACCAAGAAGTCGATTCAAGAATCACTATTGAATATGGTGCTTCAAGGGCTGACTCCAGGAAAGAATCAAGTTTATTTCATCCCTTATGGACAAGAACTTCAAATGCAACGTTCTTATTTTGGAACTCAAGCCGTTCTAAAACGATTGAATGGTGTCAATGATATTTGGGCCAACGTGATTTATGACGGAGACGATTTTGAAATTGAAATTGATGAAAAGGGGAGAGAAAGATTACAGAACCATAAAACAAGCTTCTTTAATAAAGATAACAACATTGTAGGAGCTTATGCCATTATCGATACCGACCATGATGGCCAACTCTTAACAGCCATGACGAAAAAGCAAATTGATGCTAGTTGGTCACAAGCAAGAACTAAAAATGTGCATAACAAATTCCCAGAAGAGATGGCAAAACGTACAGTAATCAATCGTGCAGCGAAGAACTATATTAACACTTCAGATGATTCAGACATGCTAACTCAAGCCATCAATGAAACTACTGAGAATGAATATGATCAGGAGCAAAGAAGAAAAGATGTGACTGAAGAACCAAAAGCTGAGAAAACAAATAGTTTATTGGAAGAATTTAATCAACAAGAAGAAAAACCAGAGGAAGAAAAAGAATCACAAGAAGCTGAATCAGTAGAGGTTGACTTTGAAGAAGTAGATGAGGATGACATTCCTCCAGCAGTTAAAGAAAGCATTGATTCAGTTCCTGAAAGCTATGAAGAAAGTGAGGAAGATAATAATGGAGAAGAACAAGTCGAACTCTTTGATGGATCAACAACTAATCCTAACGGACAGTAATTATTACAGTAAGGAAGCAAACTGGGAATACTTATCCGTATCTCAATTTAAAGACTTTATGAAATGTGAAGCAGCAGCCTTAGCCAAGTTAAAAGGAGAGTGGGATGAGGGGATTTCTAGTAAAGCTTTATTAGTTGGAAATTATGTACACTCTTATTTTGAAAGTAAAGCAGCACACGAAAACTTCTTAGAAGAAAATAATAATCAATTATTTAAAGAGCCAACTGTTAAACAGCTTCAAACAGGATTAGATAATTTAGGTACTGAATATAAGAAGTCAGCGAAGAAAGCCGAACTAGTGGATGCTTATGAAGGGCATCCACTCCCTAAAGGGGCTATGTTGTCAGACTTCAAAATTGCCGAACAAATGATTGACCGGATCAAAGATGAACCGTTTCTTAACTTTTTATGGCAAGGCGAACCAGAAAAGATTGTGACCGGAGAATTATTTGGAGTGAACTGGAAAGGCAAGATTGATTTACTCAACGTAGATAAAGGTTATTTTGTAGACTTAAAAACCACTCAAACATTCGATAAGCGCTTTTGGAGCAACAAGTATGAGGGTTATGTCTCATTCGTTGAAGCATACGGTTATATCACTCAAATGGCGGTCTATGAACAGTTACTAGAGCAAGAGCATGGGAAACCCTTCAAAGGCTATATATACGCTGTAACCAAAGAAAAAGAGTCCGATATTGCAGCGATTGAACCGAATGAATTAAAAGTAGAGTTTGAGTTGGACTATGTAGCAGAGAATGCTGAACGAGTAGAACAAGTAAAGACTGGACAAGTGGAACCAGAACATTGCGGTATTTGTGATTACTGCAAGCACCATAAAACATTAAATAGCTTTGTTAGTACAGATGAATTGTTAGAACAGTACAGATAAGGAGAGACTCAATGATTAATAATACAACATTGGTAGGACGACTCACTAGAGATCCTGAACTGCGTTATACAGGGAACGATATTCCGGTAACCAGTTTTACATTAGCCGTAGAAAGACCTTTTAAAAACAACCAGGGCGACAGAGATGCGGACTTCATTAATTGTGTCGCTTGGAGAAAAACAGCGGGGACAGTGGCAAAATTTGCTCTTAAAGGCACACTAGTTGGAGTAACAGGAAGAATTCAAACTCGAAACTATGAAAATAGCGAAGGTCGAACTGTTTATATAACTGAAGTGGTCTCTGAAGGTTTTCAATTATTAGAGCCTAAGTCTGTTACAGATGAGCGCAGAGCTAAACAAGGCAGTCCAAATAATAACCAGCAAGGGAACAAGTATCAAAATAATAGTCAAAGTAATCAGCCAACACAAGAAAATACTAATGCAAAGAGTTCAATGAATAATGATTCGATAGATATTCAAGATGATGATTTGCCATTTTAAGGAAGTGTGAAGTAGATGGGGAAGAAATATTTTTGGTTAAAACTTAAAGATGATTTCTTTAATCAGAAGGAAATAAAGATGTTAAGAAAAATTGCTGGTGGCGATACTTATACAGTCATTTATTTAAAGATGCTGCTATTAAGTTTAAAAAATGATGGAAAGATATTCTTTGATGGTATAGCAGATAATTTTGTTGAGGAAATAGCTTTAGATATTGATGAAGAAGAAGACAACGTACAAATTACTATGAATTTTTTGGCACAAAAACAATTAATTGAATTCGCTGATGACAATAATGAATTTTATTTATCGAATATCGCTTCAATGATTGGGAGTGAAACAGATAGTGCTAGAAGGAAGCGTAAGCAGCGCTTTAAAGAGCAAAAAATAAACACTATTGATGAGAGTAACCGTGACAATGTCACAACCAAGTCACAAGGTGGTCACATAGAGATAGAGAAGAGAAGAGATAGAGAAGATATAGAGCAAGAGACAGAGACAGAAGAGAAAAAAGAAGCAAAAGAAAATAATGCAGCCGCCGCTCCTAATCCTTATCAATTCTATCAAGAGAATTTTGGAGTTCTTAACCCAATCACGACAGAATCGATTGGCTACTGGGTTGATGATTTAAGTATGGAACTGGTTATTGAAGCTTTATCCAGGGCTGCTAAAGACCAAAAGTCCTACAGATATGCAGAGGGCATTATGAAGAACTGGGTTAAAAAAGGATTTAAAAGCATAGAAGATGTTGAATCTGAAGATGTCGCTTTTAATAAACAAAAGAATAACAACTATAAGAAACCGGTTAGAGAAGAAACCATGCCTAAATGGACTGAGCCAAGTGAAGATGATGAAGAAGTAGATGAAGATGCTGAAGTTGATTTCAAAGAGCAGCTAGAGCGGATTAGGAATGGGAGGTAGGACATGCCTGGATTTCAAGTAAGTCAAAGAACAATGAAACGAGAGGTTGCGGTATATAAAGGCGATGATTTGCTGGCAATGGGAACTGTTGAAGAGGTTGCGAAAGAATTAGACATCCTTCCTTATTCCGTTTATTTCTATTCAACACCGACTTACAAAAGAAGAGGTTATAAGAATGCAAGGATGACTGTCTTTTTAGATGAGGAGGATGAGGAATGAAAAAAGAATTTGAAAAAGGCGAGAAGTACAGACCCACGGTGGAAATCCTCAAAGTGAAGAAGGGGTGGCCAACGGTTATCAAAATGAGCGGTATGCAGATGAGATTGCAGCATCCAGACCAGTACACAGGACATAAGAAAAATAACCATAAAGAAGAAAGAAAAAAGGAAGTCGTTTATGTAGTCATGGTAGATGGCTCACCAGAAAAAGTATTTGCCAATAAAGAGACTGCTGAAAAATACAGAATATTTGCTAGTAATGGAGAAAGAGATTTGCTGAAACATATTTTCGTAGAAGAGCGCAGAGTGAATAGGAGGAAATTATAGTGAAATACAGAAAGAAATCAATTGTCGCTGAAGCTTCTCCTTTTAAAAACGTTACTTCTTTATTAAACGTACCAGATGGGAGTGAAAGATTATATACAGAAAAGAAGATGTATACAACAGAAAGGAGCTTCCAAAAGGATGCATTTGTTGAAACGCTCAGATATGCAGGAGGCATTATGAACCCGGTAGAGGAGGATTAATAGTGAACAAACTACTTAAAGCACTCACCATCACATTCGCAGTCATGGGCGTATTCGCTACAGTCGGTCTAGCTACAGGCTATTTAACCAATCCATCCACTACAGCAGAGCTTCAGTCTGAGGTGGATGTGAAAGATGATGAGATCCATAACCTATACAGCGTGATTGACAATCAAAGAGAAGCAATTGCTGCTTATGAAGATGATATTGAGCAGCTGGAAGAATGGAACATGGAAGCTAATGAACAGTTAACAGTTAAAACAGATGTTCTGAATCAGTTGGAAGCTAGACAGGATAGAGAGTTTTATATGGAGGGTGAACAATGACTGACTTTCACACCTTTTGGACATTCAAAGATGAAGAAGAAAAACAGCGTTTAAGAGGAGATAGAAGCATTATTTATAAAGATGTGAATCTAACTCCAATTGACATTATCAAACTTGCTGAGCAAGCAGAAAACATAGAAATACACGGCTATGTGTATAAGGTTCACTTCAAGGATAGAGCCTTGAGTGTGCGGGTTGGAAATGAGAAGCCGAAGAAAAATGAAGGTATTGAGAATTTTTTAAACAGAATAGGAGAATGAAAAAATGGCAGTAGGTAAGTTATATACAAGAGATGAAATTGAAGACATTCTTATTGATAGACGTATGAGTTACTTAACTATTAATGATGTTAAAAGGCTACTTTATGAAGGCGTTCATGGATATAAGGACTATACATACTCGGAATTGAAGAAAGAGTATGACACATATATTGGAGAATACAACATTACGATTGTAGATGACTAATAAAAAGAGAGTGGAGGGAAAGAGATGAATAAAGAAAAATTAGTTAATTTTCTCCAAAGGAAGATTAACCAGGCAAAGGATAATGCAGAATCATCCACTGGTGGTTATGATACTGGAGTCATTGACGGGAACTTAGAGGCTTATGTTGAAGTACTTGATTGGGTGGATGCTTTAGAAGATACAGAAGCAGAGAAAGTGGTTGTTCCGCAGTTTGTGGCTGATTGGATAGAAGATAGTAAAGGACGCATCCATACATTATTCGGAGCTTTATTTCATTCAACAGGTAAAACTGAAAAGTGGCTTCATCATGAGAATTTTAAAGGAGGATTTAAAGAAATAAGAGTGGATTTATTCGCCAGAGCTTGGCTGGACGGTTACGAGGTTGAAGTGGAAGAAGAACCAAAGTGGGTAGTTAAATATCCAGATGACAGAGGTTTTTTCTATTTTAAAAAAAATCCAAGAAATACATTCATACCTTCTATTACAGTAAAATCATTTGCATATAAATTTAATAATAAACAAAAAGCAGAAGCTGTTGCTGTACTGATTGACGGAGAAGTTGAGGAGGCGGATGAATGAATAAAGCGGAATTGATAGAACGTTTAAAAGATTTGCCTAGAGAAAAAGGAGAGTATGAACTTAAAAACGAAAGAGATCATCGGATGTATCAAAGAGGGAAGAATTTTATAGCTGACGTGGTGGTTCATGAACTAGAAAGATTAGACGAACCAGAGAAAGCGGTAGTGCCAAAATGGTTTGATGAGTGGGTAGATAAAGAAATTGACTCTATGAGTTCAAGTTTATATGCGTTGTCTGACGTACTTGAGAGCAACAACTACTCATTTTGGAAACTGACAGAAGAACAGAATGAATATATAACAGGTAATTTCCCTAAACTAGCAGATGCAATAGTAAATGGTTACAGAGTAGAAGAAGAACCAAAATATTATGCAAAAATAATAGGTAGTGAACTTATCAAAGGCGCTAAGGTATATTGGCATTTCAATAAAAATAACAATTTTCTTTATATAGATAGAATACATGATCATAAAGATGATGTTTTAAGTAACTGGAAAGCTACTATAGAGGAATGGAATAACTTAGGCGTTAATGAAACCAACGCTATTTTCGAGGGGGATAAATAATGAAATTCTACACACTAAGGTTTGGGAGATACTTTCTAAGAAAATCAGATCGTTATGAAGATACTGCAGACTTATATATGAGCTTTTCAGTATTAAAGGCATACCAGTTTAAAACCATTAAAGCTGCTCAAAGTGAGCAGAAGAAAGTGGGCGGGGAGTTATACACAGTCACTGTGAATGAAGAGAGGACATTGAATCATCAACCAAGTAATTCAATTAACGATTATTACGGTGGGAGAAATCCATTAGATTAAGGGGAGATAGAAGTGGATGATAAAGAGACAGGAGTGATGGATTGAGCAAAAGAAAACAGAGTGGAATGAAAGCTAAACAGAATGGTGCAAACTTTGAGAAGTTCATAGAGGCAAGCTGCACATATTATCGAACTAAAGGAATAGCAGATATTCATAAGACACCAGAGCCAATGAAACCTATTAGTGTATTGAATCCAAGGTACGGTCACTTTAAAGCAGTCTACGAGAAGAAAGGACAACCAGACTTCTTAGGCACACTCAAGGGTGGCCAGAGTATCATGATAGAAGCTAAGCATACTGAGAAGACAAATATAACTTTTGACCGTATACCAGAACACCAAGCTACAGCATTAGAGAGTACAACACAGCTAGGTGGAGTCGCTCTAGTATTAATCAGCTTCAACCTAAAGAACTTCTATTGTATCCGCTGGTCCGATTGGAAGAAACTCCAAGAGGAGACAGGGAAGAAGTCAGCGAATGAGAAAGACTTAGCACCATTTAAGATTGAGTTTAAAGGACATCTAGAGTTTATCAATTAAAGGAGTTGTCAGTAAGTGCTTTTTCAAGAAGTAGACAAGAAGAAAACTAGGAATAACGTGGACAATCTGCTTAGTAATTACCATCGATTAAAAAGGCTTGCTGGCAGACCTGTTGAACAGAATGTTACAGCAACGTTTAGTCTACAACCTAAGGGATCAAGCCGAGATAATACAAGCAATGTTGAGCGTGGAGTTATAAAGAAACTAGATGCAGACTTAACACTGAAACGTATTGAGACAGCATTCAACTGTCTAGGTCCTGATACAAGAAGAAGGCTGTACTTAAAGTATATGAATCGTCATATCACATATGATTATGAGATATATACAGAGGATAATATTAGTGAGGCAACTTATTATAGAGAACTCCAGAAGTCATTGATCGAATTTGCAGAGTGTTTTAATGGTGGCAAACTGATTGTATATGAAGAAGAGGAGGAAAATGAATGAGCTTAGAAGACTTGATATATGATTTTCTTAGAGAAGTAAGTACAAATCAGGAGTGAGATCTTCTCATCTATGAAGTAGAGGCAGTGCCAGAAGAACAAAAGGAAAGCTTCATGTAATTAATAATATAGTTAGTAGAACTAAAGGTAAGTTAAAATGAGTGACTCGTGAGAGAGTATCGAAAGAGCACTGATTGAGATAAGGTATAAAGTAATAGTGTAAGAAGTTTAGAGAAGACTTCTTACTCTGATTAAACCTCCTTTTATATAGTTAATTGCGATACAGATAATAGCTCGAAAGCCAGAGGAAACTGGTGAGTAGTTCAGAGCATACTTATATAGTTACTGACATTATAACTAACCACATAACAGCTGGTGTTATACGCAACTCAATTATTGCGGTGTGGTGTTGGACAATGAGCAAGATAGCATAGTCCAGATCTAATTGTATACAACTGAATATACGACATTAGTCTTCATACACTAATTGTCATGTGGGAAAGCTACTTACTCCGGTGAGTAGCTTTTTATATTGCTGACTTAGTACAACAAGAATAATCACACAAAGGAGACTTGCCTATGCTTATTGAATGTACCATTAGTTGGTTAAATGATGAGAGACTCTTATTAATCGAACAGGATGTATTAGATCGTATTACTCATGACATTCCACCAGACTTCATATCTTTAAAGGATGCAGAAGGGACGCAGTTGATTATCAATACTCAACTGATTAATTACATTCTAGTATAGAAAGCAGGTGATCCGTCATGACTCGTAAGAAAATGACAGTATCTAAATGTTTATAAACTATAGCTAAAAGGTTGATAACTATGTTTGATGTAACAACAAAGAAGGATAGACATCGCTTCTATAACTCAACTCCATGGATAAAGAAACGCAAGGAAATTCTAGTCAGAGATAACTATGAGTGTCAGTGGTGTAAAGAGAATGGAGTAGTGACAACAGATAAAGATGCACGACTTATTGTTGATCACATTAAAGAGCTCGAGACTCATCCACACTTAGCATTAGAGTTATCAAACTTGCGTGTGCTTTGCTTTAAACATCATGAGGTAAGGCATGAAAGAATGTTTAAAGGATTCAATGGAAAGAAAAATAAATGGGCTGATGATGAATGGTTTGGTTAATGAATGAATGTTATTAGTTCATTGTTACTGATTCACTATTAATTGAATTGAAGTTCTTTTTATTTTAAAAGATGAAAATAAATTGTGTTGAATTGAAATAAAAAAATATTTAAATAAAATAATTCAAATTATTATTGAATAATTATTGACTTTTAAATTTATTTATGCCCCCTTTAAAAATTTTCAAAAATTAATTGTGGGGTGCTGAGCGGGAAGGGGGGCTCGATTCTCCAGACGTACCCCTTTATATGTACCCTCCCTCCGGCCGCCAACCTACTTTAGAAAGGAGTTGAAAATTTGGATAAATCAATGGGAAATCGAATGAAAGTTTTAAGAGATAAAAATGACTTAAAACAAAGTGAATTAGCTAAACGAGCGGGGATTACTGAAAGCTATTATTCCAGGATTGAAACAGGAGCGAATTCGCCTTCCGTTGAGACTCTCGAATCAATAGCAAATGAATTACACGTATCAGTTATTTTTCTGTTAAATGATCGAATTGAGGAAATGGAAATTCGAGTGGAAGATGAAGAAAAACGTCTGCTTGATATTTTCAAAGAGATTCCAAAAACTCAATTCCAACTAGTAGAAGGGTTGATTAAACAAGCTGCACGGCTTCGGGTTTTGTTGGATGATAATTGGAAAGACATATTGGAGCATGGCGAATATGAAAAATTCCAGCAATCTGAAACACAAAAACCCTATGACCGGAAGCGGCCTATTGTTGAGAATTATGATAACCGTGATAAAACCTATCAAAATATTATTAAGCAGCTTACGGATATGCTCCCGCAAAAAGATAATACAAAAAAGAGTGCTAAAGATCGGTTGTTAGGAAAGTAATTCGTGCTGCACAATAAATATGTGGATGCGTATATCGATAAATACAAAAGCGGGGAGCTTGTATTAAACGAAAAGCGAATCAAATTGATTGAATTTTTAGAAAGAGAAATCTTGCCTCATGATGATAGATATTATTTCGATGAAGAAATGATTGAAGATTATTTTATATTTGCTGAAACTCAATATTTTGAATTAGACGAATGGGAACGATTTGTTTCTCCGTTCGTCTTTTTATATACCAAAGAGAAACATCGAAGAGTTTTTCGTATGTTTATTTTGATTCTTGGTCGTGGTTCCGGTAAGAATGGTTGGATATCTACAATGGCTCATTTTTTAACGTCATCCTTACATGGGATTGAAGAATATGATGTGTCCATTGTGGCCAACTCGGAAGACCAGGCAAAAACAAGCTTCGAAGAAATCTATAATAAAATTATTAAAGATTATGAGTTGAGTGCGATTCGAACAAGGGATACAACCTTTGAAGAAGAGCCTGCAGGTGAATTTGAACCTTATAAAACCCAAATACGAAGCACAGAAACGAACTCAAAAATTAAATATAAAACCTCCAATGCAGAAACCAAAGATGGTGGACGTGAAGGAACAGTTATTTTTGATGAGTTTCACCAATACGAGAACTCAAAGCTAGTTAAAACATTTACTGGTGGATTTGGGAAGAAAGCAAACACCAGACAGTTTTTCATTGGGACAAAAGGATTTATCCGTGAAGGTTACTTCGACATGTTATATAAGCGTTCTGAACGTATTCTGAATGGAGAAATTCAGTTTAATGGGATATTTCCATTCATTTGCGAATTGGATGATATTTCAGAAATGGACGATGAAAATATGTGGGAGAAAGCTATTCCTGCATTGCAAAAACCTTTAACAGACCGAGGAGAAATCCTTCTAGAAACTATTCAAGATGAGTATGTGGATTTACTCGATGAACCATCAGGACGATCGGCTTTTGTAACCAAACGGATGAACGTTGTAGAAGGTGATTCCGAGCATAGTGTGGCTAGTAAAGAAGAGCTGATGGCTACGAACCGTGAACCATTCGATATTACAGGACTTACTCCTATTGGTTCCTTAGACTTTGGGAGTGTTCGAGACTTTGCAGCATGCGGTTTGTTATTCATGAAAGATAAAGAATACTTTTTCGATACCCACAGTTATGTAATTAAGCATTTTGTAGATATCCATTATGGCTATTCAAGCAGTGCTGATGCAATGGGTGGAGGTAAGCGGGCTCCTATCAAAGAATGGGAGAAACAAGGCCTATTAACCGTTGTTGATGAACCATCTTTAGACCCAAGACATATCGTGAATTACTTTATTGAAGCTCGTGAAGTTTATGGAGTAGAGAAAATTATAGCTGATAATTACAAAATGGATATTTTAAGACCTCTTCTTGAAGAAGAAGGATTTGAAGTTGAAACAATTAGACGGCCACAATCTATTCATCCTTTACTTGCTCCACGAATTGAAGATGGTTTTGCAAATGAACGATTTATATTTGGAGATAATCCTTTAATGCGTTGGTATACAAATAATGTCTATGTAAAAGAAACGGCTGCAGGAAAGTTGTTCCTTAAAAAAGAAGAAGTAAAAAGGAAAACGGACGGATTCCAGTCTTTAGTTCATGCGTTATATAGAGCGAATGAATTAGATGACCAGGAACAATTTATACTAGCGGATATTGAGTTTTAGTAAGTCATTTACATAAGTAGGTGGCTATTTTTTATGCCAAGAATTGAAAGAGGTGATTTAAATAGGACTATTTGATTATTTCTCCAGGAATCCTGATGCTAACATCATCAAAGAAATTTCATTATTGAGTGATGATTATAATACTACCTTGATGAAACAACGTGCTATTGATGTGGCTATTGGGAAAGTCGCTCGAAGCTTAGCCTTAGTCGAATGGAAAACTTTTGATAAAGGGAAGTTTAAAAAGGATGAAGTGTACTATCACTTAAATGTTCAACCAAATGTGAATCAAAATGCGACAGATTTCTGGGAAGAAGTTGTTCGTAAATTGTTTTATGAGGATAGAGAAGTTTTGATTGTGGTTACGGATGATGATCAATTTGTTGTTGCCGATGACTATATCGTTCAAAAATTCATACTCAAAGAAAATATTTATAAGAATGTCCGTAAAGATGATTTTGTATTTGAGCGGCCTTTTTATGAAAGTAAAGTCATTCGGTTAAATTATCGAAACTTAAATTTGAGAAAGATTCTGAATGAGTTGGATAAGTCTTACGGTAAATTATTTGAACGTTTAGTTCAGGTCTCTATGCGGAGGAATCAAATACGAGGTACCGCCAAACTGACTGGTTCCTTAGCCAAAAATGAAAAGGCACAGAAATTCCTACAAACTTTTGTAGATAAACTGTTTTCTGTTTTTAGTAATAAATCAGTAGCAATTGCACCGACGCAGGATGGGATGGAGTACCAGGAACACTCCAAAGAAACCAATCCCCGAAGCGATGTGGATGAACTCAATAAAGTATCTGATGAGTATTTAAATGCAGTACTCGAAGTGGTTGGTATTCATCCGTCGCTCATTAATGGAGATATGTCCGATGTAGCTCAACACCAGGATAATTACATTTTAAATGTTGTTCAGCCTTTAGTTGAACAGGCCACTGATGAATTAAATCGGAAATTTTATTATCCATCTGAATTTATGGGAGGAACTCAAATAAAATCATCTCTCGTGAAGCTTCGATTTATTAGTGTTTTTGATATGGGGGCTGCATCTGAAAAAATGGTTGGTTCTGCTGCCTTTACACCGAATGAGGTTCGTGAAGCTGGGGGCTATGACCGGATTGACGATGCAACGATGGATATGTATTACCTAACCAAAAATATTGAACCATTGAAAGGAGGTGGGGAAGATAAACAAGAAACTGGCACAAATGATAATTCAGGAACCGATTAAATCAGAAATTACTACAGAAGAAAATACTTTGTATCTTTATGGAACGATTGGTGATCATTGGGATGGCGTAACGCTTAAACAAGTACAAAAGACTTCTGCAAATCTCAATAAAGACCATGTAACTATTTATATTAATTCTTATGGTGGAGATGCCACTGAAGGTGTAGCTATTCGCAATTACCTTAAAAATACATTTTCAGCTATCGATGTATATATCGAAGGAATTGCAGCGAGTGCTGCTACAGTCATTGCAACTTGTGGCCAAACATTAACAATGCCAACAGGAACTACTTTTATGATTCACACTCCTTGGACTATTGCATTAGGAAACCGCCAGGACCTCCTCAAAGAAGTTGGAGCTTTAGAGTCATTAGAACAGTCTTACCGAGCAATTTATATGGAAAAATTTACTGGTTCTGAAGAAGATTTAATTCAATTGATGGAAGATGAATCTTGGCTAACAGCTGAAGAAGCAGAACAATTTGGTTTTGTGAATGAGGTTGAAGTTGTTGAACCAGAAAAAGACGAAGAACCGGAAGAAAACACACTTGTTGCCAATTTATTAAATAAATATGCTGCAAAGGTGGATGATGATCATAATAATAATTCAGCTGTTCAAACTGATGATGATGACCAAATTAAAAATTCCACCGTAACTGATGATAATGATAACCAACCTAAACCAAATAAATTTTTAAGCAATCTAGTGAATACATTTAGCTAGATTTTTTAATTACCTAAATTTAAAGGAGAGAAAAACATGCCAATTAAACTTACAGGCGATTTAGATAAACAATTACAATCAGCAACATCAAATATGTATGCTGCATTGCAATCAGATAATGAAGAAGAACAGAAAGAAGCTTTTGAAAATTATTCAACAGCTTTAGCAGCAAAGATGGAATCAAGTGTGAAAGATAGAGTGTCGCAATTTGAGAATGGACGTATGGATGATTCGATTATGGCTAAACGTGCAAATCGTTTCCAATTAACTTCAAATGAGAAAAAATTCTTTGCTGAAGCAGTCGAAAAACAAACGGTTGAAGGATTAGACGAAGCTTTCCCAACGACAATCATTGAAACGATTATGGAAGATTTAGCACAAGAACATCCTGTGTTATCTCAAATTGATACTCAATATACAAATGCAGTCATCAAATATATTTATCGTAAGCCAGGAGAACAAACTGCTTACTGGGATAAAATTCCGGCAGATATTAGACAAATATTAATTGAAGCATTTGGGTCGTTGGATATGTCTGCTTCTAAATTAAGTGGCTTTATTGCGCTACCAAAAGGTTATTATGAATTAGGACCTGAATGGTTGGCTCAATATGTTGTTACTTATTTACGTGAAGTAATGCAAGCAACATTAGAAGATGCAGTAATTAATGGAGACGGAAAACTTAAACCAATCGGAATGATGCGTAAACTTTCTGGAGCTACAGACAACGTATATCCAGAAAAGGATGCTGTAGCAATCACTGAATTAACACCACATGCATTAGGAGGTCCTCGTGCATTATTAGCTAAAGAAAAGATGTTAAATGGTCCAATTTCATTTGTGGTTAATCCAGTGACTTACGAAACAAAAATTAGTCCTAACTTATTCTTCCAAAACAGTGTTACTGGTACGTGGACACAGTTACCATTACCGCATGGTGAGAGTGTTGTTCCATCATATGCAGTTCCTGAAGGTAAAGCAGTTATTGGTAATTTAAACAATTATTTATTAGCTGTTGCTGGGCAATTAGAAATCAAGAAATACGAAGAAACATTAGCAATTGAGGATATGGACCTACACATCGCTAAAATGTTTGCGGCAGGTATCGCTAAAAATGCTAATGCATTTGTTGTCGTAGATGTTTCTGGTGTTGAAGGAGTTACAGTACCAACAGCAGATCCAGAAGCGAATGGAAAACGTCAAGATACAATTAATCCAGAAACAGAAGATAGTCAAACAATTGACCCAGAAGTCTAACAAGGAGGAATAAAGAATGAAATTACAAAAAGGTGAACGTGAAGTATTAAATGGTTTTCATGATACAACAGACAAATTAAAATCTGACGAGCACAAAAAAGGTCGTCATTATGTTCCTAAAGGAGCAGATAATGAAAATAAAAATACGCATGACAGTTATCCTGCTGTAGAAAAAGAAGTGGATGACGAACGTGTGAAAATGCTAGAAGATGAAGGGTTCATTGGAACAGGTAAAGAATAGCGAGGTGGTTTTATGGAACCTATCTCTGAAGATGTTATTCAAGAATTTAAAGAGTTATATGTTCGTGAATCAGGTTTAGGTGTTGAATCGAATGAATCATTTGATGATTTACTTCAAAATGCTTATTCCTATGTGGTAGATAAATCTGATCAGTTTAATATTAATACAGATAAGACAGGAAAACAGTTGGTATTTGACCGAGCAAGATTTGTTCGTGCAAATGCTAGTGAGTTGTTTTATAAACGGTTTCTGCCTGATTTAAATGCTTTCAGCTTAAAGTTAGCGATGGAGAGTGATTATGATGATTCATAAGTCATTGCGTAATCAGCGAATTCAAAACGCTTATACTGATGGGGTTATTGATATTGTTAAAAAGGAACCAAAACGGGACCAATTTAACACGATTATTCCTGGGCAGAGTGAATTAACCACTCTGGGTTCCTATGGATTTCATTTTACTGGGATTCATAGCCAAGATAAAATTGAGTTTGGAAATGAAGGGGTTGAGTTGGAACGTGAACTACGGATTCCAATGAATTTTTATATTCACTCAGGGATGACGGCTATTTTAAATCATGATGAAACAACTCTTTATGACATTGTTAAAGTGTTTCCAGATTTTACAAAAGACGAACTTGAAATCCTATTAGCGAAAGAGGGTGGCCACTATAACACTAAAGAGTGATATTTTTAGCGTATTGAGTGAAACAGGCTACCCTCATTTTTATGGGAGTGGGTCTTCAGACTCATTTCCATATATTCGCTACACATTGGGAAGTAATTATTCAGACCGTTTGAGTAATGAAAAAGCTACTAAGAATATTTGGTATCAAGTGGATGTCTTTTCCGATTATCCTTTCGATGTAGAAGCCAATGAGTTGTTACAAACCATTGAGTCTGGATTAGAACTTCAAGGGCTTTATACAACGGATTGGATTGAAGCGATTGATGATGAAAACAATACAAGATATCCGGTTTATCATTATTTTATTGAGGTGAGAAAATGAATCTCAAAGGTGAAATGATTGGTGACGAAAACGGCTCTGAACAAGAAATTGAAGAGGCGTTACGAAGAGTGGAGAATATGCCACGAGCAATGGATAATGGGGCTGAAAAGTTAATTGATAGAGCAAAATCCATTGCGAAAAGTAAAGGGCTGCATAAGACAGGAGCTGGTGTTGCCGGGATTATTTATGAACCAGAAAAATTTGATCGTTTGATTGGCTGGGCACCTCGACCAAACTTCCACTTGTATTTTCATGAAATTGGAACCTATAAAGATTATCCACGGCCACATGTAAGACCTGCAGCAGACCAAACAGAACATGAAATTGTTGAGGACATTCGGAAAATGATTATAGGCGACTAATGTGGTCGCCTTTTTTAATACCCAAAATGAAGAAGGAGAGATAAATAAAATGGCTGAAACAGTAAAAAGAGGATTAATGACTGGACTTGGCGATGGCTACTTCCAGCATATGGCTGAAGAAGAAACTGAAACAACTGCACCGGTTTATGATGATGAGATTGGAGTACAAGTTGTTCCATCTTTAGAATCTGCAGAAACAGAAATGACTTTTGAATCAAATCCCGTATATCTATCAAATAAAGTCCATTCAGAATTAGGTAAATTAACAGGTGTAACCATTACACTAAACGCTGCTTACTTGCCTAAAGGATTTGCTGAAAAGGCAACAGGAGCGATTAAAATTGGCCCTGGGGCTTATGCCTATAACAGCAATCCAATTCGTGAATTCTTCCGTTTTTCATTCCCTGCAACTGATGAAAAAGGTGAAGAAGTCATTTATAACTTCCCTAAATGTCAATTAGAGCCTGTTGGATTAAACCCAGCAACTGAAGGTGAATCAAAAGAAGCACAAATCACGGCGTATAACATTGTGGGAAATGCGTTGATTTATAAACCAGCTAGTGACTTAGCTGGAGATAATGAAAATATTTATCTTAAAGTAGATACTCGTGAAGACGACGCGCAGGATTATTATGATGTATCAAAATTATTAGAAAACGGTTGGTATGATACAACAACTTTAGAAGCTGCAGCAAAAGCTAATTCAACTGAAAATCCAACCGAAGATCCACAAGTTTAATTCAAAGAGGGCTAAATAGCCCTCTTTTTTATTTATATCTAGGAGGAAGATAAATGAGTAATATTTTTAAGAACACTCTTAAAACGATGAAGTCTGATATTACAGGTGAAGAAAAGGAATACAAGGTTAATAATGCCGTGTGGTTATACCTGGATAGTTTATTTGATATGGACCAAAGCAACTTTGATGAAGAGTTAAAACATAGCTCTAACGTAGCTATGGCTAAATTTACTACTGCTGTATTAAATGCGAATCATATTGACGTAACTTTTGAAGAGTTAATGGAGAATACAGATCCTAAAGGAGTTATCAAATTTTACAACGATTTTTTCGATATTGCCTTCGGGGTGGACGAGGAAGTCAAACAGAAAGCGGAACAAGCACAAGAAAATCGGGAGAAACAGAAGAGCAAGAAGAACTAGATATTGATTGGGATTACTTATACACCGCATGTCGAAAACATTTCAATATGTCACGTGATGAATTTTTATTTGATCACGATTTAATTGATGTTTCCATCATGCTTAATCAATTGGTGAAAGGCAATAAAGAAGAAAAAACAGAAGAAGAATTTACAGAAACACCAGCAGTGAACTTTTTATAGTGAGGAGGTGAATGAATGGCAGAATTAAGAAGAATGGGTGTTCGATTGACCGCAGAGGGGGTTAATCAGTATAAGCAAGATTTAAAATCTGCCGGACAAGAAGCCCGTTTAATGTCACAAGAAACACGACTTGCTATGGCTGAACTGGGAAACGGTGCTTCAGCAACAAATAAGTTTGAAACCCAATTAAAGTCTTTAGGTCGTGAGTATGATGTTCAAAAGAACAAGTTAAAAACACTCGAAAACGCTCAAAAAACCTTTAGTACCAGTTTGAATTTAACAGAACGTGAGATTGAGCAGACGACGAGTGCATTAACTAAATCACAAAGAGAAACCAATCGATTAGAAAAAGAATATCGTGAATTAGGTAAAGCAGCGGGGTACAACGCTAGGGAAACCAAAGAAGCTAAAGTGGCTTGGCAAGAATCTCAGAGTGAAACGAAGGAACTGGCCAGAAACTTAAACCAGTTAGAAAAAGAACAAAAGCAATATACCAAAGAGCTTGATAAGATGCCTAGCAAGATGAACAGCGCCAAAATTAGTATGGCTGAGTTAGAAAATCAAACAGACGAACTAACTCGAGCTTATATTAAAAATGGTGGCCAATATGCTGATTTATCGAAAAAGATGACAAATGCTGGAGATCGAATTCACTCATTTAGTAGTGGGATGGCCTCAGTTGGAGATACATTAACCACTGGAGTTACTTTGCCTTTAGTTGGTGTAGGAACAGCTGCAGTTACAACTGGAGTTCGATTTGAGAAACAGATGAATCGTGTGGCTGCGATTTCTCAAGCCACTGGTGGAGAATTTGACGAATTAAGGCAACAAGCAATTGATTTAGGCGAGTCTACTGTGTTTGGAGCTACTGAAGTTGCTCAAGCTCAGGAAGAATTAGCTTCACAAGGTTTTGAGGTTAATGAGATATTAGCGGCTATGCCAGGACTATTAGACTTAGCATCCGTTTCTGGTGGAGATATGGCTTTAGCTGCACAAGCCGCAGGGACTGCTGTCAATCAGTTTGGTTTAGAAATGTCAGATACAGCTCACGTTGCAGACGTTTATGCGAAAGCTGCCGCCGATACCAATGCTGAAACCCAAGATATGGCTCAGGCAATGAAATATGTTGGACCTGAAGCCTCACGTATGGGGACAAGCTTCGAGGAAGCCGCAGCCGCTATTGGAATTATGAGTGATGCTGGGATTAAAGGAACCCAAGCAGGAACTTCACTCCGAACAATGCTCCAACGTTTAGCTGCTCCTACTGGAAAAGCCGGAGATTTAATGGCTGATCTAGGTCTTGAAGTCTATGACGCTAACGGACAAATGAAACCATTGGGTGAATTACTTCCTCATTTAAATGAGTCCTTAGCTGGAATGTCAGAAGAAACCCGAAACGCAGCATTAAACACATTATTTGGTAAAGAATCGATGTCTGGTGTTAGTGCATTACTTGCTGAAGCAGACGGAGGTTTCCAAGACTTAACACAATCACTCGTTAATTCAGATGGAGCAGCACAAGATTTCGCTGAGACGATTAATAGTGGTTTAGCTGGAACGATTGAAGAGATGATGGGAGCTTTAGAAACAGCTGGAATTGAAATTACTGAAGCGTTAGCTCCCGTGATTACTGATTTAGCTCAAGGAATTACAGACTTAGTTGGTTCATTTAACGAACTCGATGATGCTACACAGAAAAATATTATTAAAGCTTTAGCATTCGTTGCAGCTGCTGGTCCAGTCTTATCTATGGTTGGACGAGTTGGCCAAGGAGTCGGCACATTAACCCGATTAGGTGGTGGAGCCGTTCGAATGTTTGGCGGTTTAAAAGGTGCTGCTGAATTAGCTTCAGGCGGATTAAATATAACGTCCGATTCTCTTGATGGTGTGTCTCGTGTAGCACGAAACGCTTCTGGAGCTAAAGGAGTCGGTGGATTCACTAAAGCTTTAGGTCTAATGGGTCCGAAAGCATGGGCAGTAGCTGGCGTGTTAGGAGCTGGATATGGAGCCTGGAAACTTTGGGGAGAAGGAGCCTATGAGTCAGCTGAACGTACAAAACAATGGGGTACAGATGTTGGTGAAACAACCGATGCCAATCTAGATAAGATTCAACAATTTTCTCTAGAAGGACAAGGACACCTGAATAACTTATCTTCAGGAGTAAGTACAGATACAGAAGCCATGGCAAATAGTTTTGAACAGTTAGGTACGTCGATTGAAGGGGCATTAACCCAAAAAATCGAAGACTTAACTGTCATGCTAGATGAACTGCCAAATCATGTTGAAGGTACAATTGGCCAAGCGATGCAAGATGAGTTAAAAGTTGCAGAAGATGCTCTAGGAAAAATCCAAGAAAACCAAGAACGTGTTAACCAGATTAGACAACAAGCTTCAGATAATAACCGTGAATTAACCGCTTCTGAAGCACAACAGATTAATGATATTTATAAAAATTCTGCTACTCAGTATGTTCGAACACTTAAAATCTCTAAAGATGAACAGGATGCCATCCTTACAGCGATGACTGGGGATGTAGAAAGTGCATCCTATGACCAGGCGAAGTCCTGGGCTCAAAGTCTTTCAGAACAAAGACAACAAATGAATTCCCACAACAATGAGATGAAAGAACAACACCTTTCATGGTTAGAGGACAATGGCTATTCGGATGAATATATTGCTGATATGGAAGATATGTGGGATTCAGCGAATGAAGCGACAACACAAGGTGTGGATGCTCAATTAGCCACGATTGCTGAGAAGTATCCTCAAATTGCTGAAGAAATCTTCTTTGCAAATGGTCAAGCGGTGGATAGTACTACAAAAGCAGGCCAAGATATGATTGCTGAGAATGATAAAATTATAGCTAGTGCACAATCATTATCTGAACAGTATCAAGAAACTGCAAATAAGAGTGCTCAAAGTTTAGATATTCTAGGTGATGCTTCTACTGCAGTTGGTAGAGCTTGGAATGATATTGTCCTTGATGAAAAAACTGGTGAAGTTCATACGAACTTGCAAGAAGTGTTAATTGAAGCTGGAGCCAGTGAAAATCAATGGAATGCTATGAGTTACCAGCTGAAAGAAGCCAATTTAGATTCAAACGTGAAAGCTATGATTGGTGTGGCTGCCTTAGAAAATGGCCGCTGGGATACATTATCTTGGGATGAAAAGAATGCCGTATTGGATAACCAATTTTCTCAAACGGTTTATAAAGCCTTAGAAGATTCAGGTCAATGGAATGAAATGAGCCTAGAAGAAAAAAGAGCCATCATTCAATCCAATACTCCTGAAAAGATGATAGAATCCCTTGCTTATCTAGGATTATGGGACCAGTTCGAAGCCGAAACAAAAGAATTAAATGCAGAGAACTATAATTTTATTAATACAATTCGTGAATCAGAAACAGCGATGAGTGTATGGCGAAGTATAGATCCAGAGACCAAGGAGTTATTAGGTGAAAATTATGACTTAATAACAAAAATTTTCGAATCAGAGACACGATTAAATGCATTTAAAGCGATACCTGATGAAGAAAAAGACCTCATGGCGAATAACTTAGACTTGCTTAATAAAGTAACGCAGTCTGAAGTAACGTTAAATCGTTGGAATGGTTTACCTGCCAATGATAAACGATTAATTGCAAATAATACTGCGGCTTTAGGCCCAATCTTAGAATCAGAAGAAGCGTATAATCGATGGATGGTTTTACCTCCGACTGAAAAACAAATGTTAGGTAATAATATTGATTTAATTAATACCATCCTTTCCTCTGAGGAGGACTACAATCGTTGGAGAGAGTTACCTGATTCAGAAAAACGAATGAGAGCTACCGCCTCAACCAATGCACATTTAATAAAGCCTAATGTTGATGCTTGGAATGAGGCGGTAAATAGTACTCCTGGACAGAAAAATAGCAATGCAACTATGTCTACAAACGCACCGGGACCTACTAATTTAGTCCACGAATGGGTATCAGCCCAGGATAGAACTTATTCAACAAATACAAGTGCTTCAACTAGCACGAATGCTCCAGGTAACACGAGTAAGATAAATAACTGGTCAAACGCTCAAGATAGAACGTATTCAACAAATACGAATGCTCAAACAAGTACTAACGCACCAGGGCCTACCAACCTTGTTAATTCTTGGACTCAAGCTCAAGATGGGACGTACTCTACAAGTACTAATGCACAAACGAGTACTAATGCACCAGGTCCTACAAATCTGGTACAAAACTGGACAAATGCACAAAATAACACTACTTCTACTAACACAAGAGCAACCACAAGTACCAACGCCTCTTCAAATACTGGAGATGTTAATGATTGGACTCGTTCAGTCAATAATGCGCCTAGTCAGAAAACATCTATCTTTACTACAATTAACAGAACGATTAATCAGGTATGGGATAGAATAACTGGGAATGCAACTGGTAATCCATCCTTTGAAGGAGGCACAACTTGGTTAGGTGATGGTGGGAAACGCGAGCCGTATCTAACACCTAAAGGAACATTTGGTGTGTCTGGCAATAAGGATGAATTATATAATTTACCTCGAGGCACTCGTATTTGGCCGAGTAGACAGTCATTCAAAACTTCAGCTCGTCACAACGATGGGCTGAAGCAATACCTAAACCGTATTCCTAAGTTTGCACAAGGTGGTACGATTCAAAATCCTTATGATGGCTATACTGGTTTAGTTGGTGAAGCTGGACCAGAGATATTCCAAATAGCACAAGGGAAAGTAAGTATCACGCCGATTAGTCAAAACCAACGAACACAAGTTTTGAGCGGGCAGAATAGTGATGTGGATATGAGTCAAACAAACGAATTACTGCAAACCTTAATCCAGCTAGTTGCACAAGGTCAAGTCATTAAAATGGACAAAAAAGAAGTCGGAAAAACGATTTATGACGATGTTAATAATTTATTAAACCGCAATTATGACCGTGGAAATATAATGAGTATGAAAGGAGGCGGTTAGGTGATAGAAGTGAATGAACTCAAAGTTAATGGCCAATCAACTGGAGATTTTAGTTTCCCGGTTTTTGTTGAAGGTAATGACGGTTTTCGCTCACCAAAAAAGAAAAATCGGTTAATGGAAACAGATCATTCCACAGGTGCAAATAAAGATGAAGTAAGGGCTTGGCCGCCAATTCCAAAAGAATACACAATATATTGTCCAACGGCTACACTTAAAGATATGAGACAAATAAAGTCATGGGCAAAAGATTATGGCCAATTGATTGCAAGTGATGAACCTGATGTTTTTTATGAAATTTTAGATGTTGAATTAGCACACAGTCCAGTGGATGCTATAGCCGGTTATCGTGTTGATATTGTTTTTACAACAAATCCTTTTGGGTATGAATTAGAGCAAGTAACAAATTCATATACAGATGGGCAGTCCATTACTAACCATACAAACGCTCCGATGTACCCACATATAAAAGTATTCGGGGAAAGCAATCAGCAAACATCAATTACAATTGGTAATCAAACTGTTTACTTAAAAAAACTTCATCATGAAATGTCTTTAGAAAGTAAACCGTTAGAGCAAAATGTATTTGATCAATACGGGCAAACCGCTAACAGCATTATGAGAGGAGATTTTATTGAAATTATAGAAGGAACAACATCAGTAATCCAATTGGGAAGCGGTATTACAAGCATTGAAATGTTAGAAAGGTGGGCTTGGCTATGATTTATTTATATGAGAGCACAACAAAAGATTTCCGGTATAATGGCCAACCTTTACCTAAAGCTTATGATGTCGTAGTCGACCACTTAATTAATGATGAATTTTTTGTAGTAGGTAAACACCCATTAGATAAAGATGGGCGCTATAAAACTATTCAAAAAGATAAAATCATTAAAGTTCATACACCTGAAGGAATGCAACCTTTCCGTATTTTAGATCCTTATAAATATGATGGTTATGTAGAATTTGAAGCCTGGCCACTATTCTATGCAGATATGAGAAATAAATTAGTCCGTCCGTTTAGCGTATCTAGCATGTCTGGGCAACAAATTTTAAATATATTTGTGAGCCGATTATTAATTGATACACCATTTACCTTTACATCAAATATTACTAATAATCATGATTTCACAGTACAAAATGCTGATGAAGCCGAAAGAGAACCAAACCAATTATTTGATGCTTTGGAAGTATTTAAGCGTATTGTAAATCGCTGGAATGGTGAATTGGTTATTAATGGCTATGATATTCGATTAGTTAATCGAGTTGGTCAAGATACAGATGTACTATTATACGAAAAGAAAAATATTACTAATTTTGTAGATAAAGAATCACTTCAAAGTATTGTAACTCGTCTTCATGGTAAATCTGGATGGACAGAAGATGGACCTGATGGCGAACAAATTGAACGTAGTATTACCACAACTGTGGACAGTCCATTAATTGATGCTTACAGTGGAGTTATTTTTGAAAGACAATATACCAACAACGATATTCGAACAGAGCAAGAACTCAAAAATTGGTTAAATTTAATGTTTACTACAGACGACATTGATAAACCATCACGAAATATTGAATTAGATACTAATATTGTGGATGGTACAAAAATTAGCATGGGAGATGGACTAAACCTTAAGTATATACCACATGATGTGGATATGATGATTCGGGTGAACCGTTTTGAATATGATGGGTTTAATAACCGCTACTTAAAAGTTTATTTGGGAGATTCTGAAGAACATTTTACAGGAAATGTTCAAAATCAAATTTCAAATTTAGAAAATAATGTCCGTGAGTCTAACGAAGCCATTGCCCACACGATATTAAATGCTGCAGGGAATAAAATTATATACAGTACAGAAAAACCTAGTGGCAATTTTAAAGATGGGGACACATTCTTCGATACTGATGATAGACTATTATTTCATTGGGATGAACAGATTGGTGATTGGGTACAAGTTAAAAGTGATGCAGATCGTCAAGTTGAAGAAATTTTAAAACAGATGGAACTCGACCGCCAACAAGCCCAAGAAAACTATCAAGCAGCACTGGACCATACCGACAAAAAAATAGCGGAAGAAACGAGCGCTTGGGAGAATGAATTTAATGATACAGTTGCAGACATCAACGAAAGCATCGGCGATGTGGGCGCTAGAGCTGACGAAGCTATTACTGAAGCTGGGGCGAATGCTAGCTTAATCGACACCCACGAAGCGATATTGAATGACATCAGCAACATAGCCATTCCTGCTTTAGAAAGCAATCTGTCAGGTTTAGAACAAGACATCAGCGATGTGCAAAGTCAAGCTCAAAGTGGTATCAACAACGCTTTAGACAGTGCGAATACCGCGTGGAACCATGCTGACAGTGCGTTGAGTGAGGCGCAAAAGGCTTTGAGTGGTGTTGACGGCTTAGAACAAACCTACACCGATTTAAGCGTCCAAGTGGACGATATAGAAGGCGAATTAAGCGCGAAAGTATCGCAGACGGACTTTAATAAGTTGGATGGTACGGTATCAAATCATGAGACTCGTATCAGTCAGAATGCGACAGAACTTCTTAGTAAAGCTGACTCGTCCACGGTCGATACCTTAAATGGAATCGTGAGTGAAAACAGCGCGCAGATTGGTTTAAACGCTGAAAGCATCGGTCTGAAAGCGGATAGTAGTCGTGTAGATACAGTGAACGAAAAAGTGGAAACGAACAGTGCAAATATCAGTATAAACGCTGACGAAATCTCTAGACGCTTAACCAGTACCGAAGTGAATAACTTAGTCGAAGGCAAAGGCTACTCCACCGTAAGCTATGTGGATAGTCAGATAAATGAAAGTGCTGAAGGTATTTACGGGAGTTTAGCAGATGTGAGAGCGGAGATTCCTACTGAAATTGGTGGGAGGAACTTAATTCCTAGTTTTTACAGTGAAAAATGGATTAAATCTTCAGAAAATCACGCAGTAGTAGATGAGTACACATTAAGAATAGATGGCAATGCTCGAAGCGATATTTATATTCTAGCAGAACCGAACCAAATCTACACACTATCGTTAACATTCAGCGGTCGTGCATGGCTTCATGAAGTTTCGGAAGACGGCAGTCAAGCCTGGATAAGTAATTTTAGACAAAATGAAACGGCGTATCGAACATTAACATTTACTACAAGTTCAAGTGTTTCTGAAATACTGTTTCATGTAGATAGTTTTTCGGGTCAAACGGACTATCCTTATTATGTAAAAAATGTGCAGTTAGAAAAAGGTACCATTGCTACCGACTGGACACCCGCCCCCGAAGATACAGACTACAAACTCCAATCATTAAGCAACAAATTTGAGGTTACAGCAGAAAGCATCATTGCTGACTTAAATGCGTATCAAGAAACCGCAGACGGTCAATTTAGTAATTTAAACACTCGAATCGAAACCGTAGCTGGTCAGCAAACAAGGCAGTATCAAGAGCTGACTGGGAAGCTAAACAATAAGCTAGAAAATAGCGATTTAAACGGTTATGCGACGGAAAGTTTTGTAACCACACAAATAACCGAATCAGCGGGAAGTATAGAGGCGCAAATATCCAGCTTAGAAACCGAAGTCAGTAGCAAATTAGAACAGTCCGATTTAGCCAATTATGCGACAGAACAACAACTAAATAATGGTTTGAGTGGCAAGGCTGATGTGTCTGATTTAAATGCTTATGCTACCAATGATGATTTAGCGAATGGATTAAGTGACAAAGCAGATTTAACCTTGCTTACTAATTATGTAGAAGAAACCACGTATAACCAAGACAAATCCGGCTTTGAGAATCGTGTATCAGCAATCGAAACCAATTATGTAACAGACGGTACCTTATCCACAGAATTAAGCAATTACGTGCAAGAAACGGTGTATCAGCAAGATAAGAACGGTTTTATCAGTCGAATTAGTAGTGTTGAAGAAACCGCTGATGATTTAATTATAAGCTACCAAAATGTTCGAGAAACCGCTCAACTATACGAACGAGTGATCGGTTCGAGTGAGAATGAGATTAATGATAGTGTGTCACGGATTGTTGCAAGTAGTGGAATTATTCAAACCGAAGTGAGCAGTATGGATTTCGGTGGACGGAATTTAATACGAAATTCCGATACTGTATACTCTAGTACAAGCAATAATATGTATACGCAAGGTTATAATCTTGGAATGGTAGAAGGTAAAAAATACACCTATTCATTTGATATAAGGTCTGATATTCCTACTGTTTTGAATAGAGTATTTTTAAATAATGGCTTAAGCAGTATAGACACACTTTTATCTAATGTACCTATTAACGAAGAATGGCAAAGATTGTCATTTACATTCACCTATAACGGTAAATTATATAATGGACATCAAATTTATCCTCATTTTTATCCGGAAAGTGGAACGAACGATACAACTTATGTAAAAAATCAGCAATTAGAGCGCGGTTCAGTAGCAACCGATTGGACACCAGCTCCCGAAGACCAAACGGCCTACACGGACAGTGCAGTAAGCACCGTTCAAACGCAGTTGGATAACAGTTGGGCGGTGCAGACGCTCAATTCCAACGAAGACGTTATGTCAGAAATAGCCATAACGGATTCTACCGCACGGATTAAGGGTAAAAACATTCTCTTAGACGGCAATGTATCGATGACAAACGCTTATATCACAGACTTAGAAGCTCTATCCATTAACGCGGTCGAAGGTGACATTACAAGAATCATCACAGACCACTTACAAGCGAATACGATAACATCGAAGCATATGGTGTCAAGTCTGTCGATGATAGACGAGTTGTTTGGTAATGACGCTTATATCCAGCGACTGACCACCAAAAATGCCTTTATTGAGTCGATACAAACGACAACACTTAGCGCTGACCAAATAGTTGCCGGAACACTCGACGCAAGCAACTTAAATGTGATCAACTTAAACGTGAACAGTTTAGTTGGGAATACAAGTGAGTTTATCCGGTCGAATTGGAACCGTGCAGCTGGCGGAAACGTGCGTATTGATGGCGGCGGTATCTTGTCTACCGCTTTTGATAACTCACAAGTCTATATCCAAAACGGGATTATGGGTGTCCGAAACCCGAATAACGCAACGATAGGCCAAATAGGATTTTCTGAATGGGAAGACAGACCGGGAAGTCCTTGGTTTAACATATTTATTTCAAATGGTACACACTTCCGAATTGCTAACAATATCGGCGGAAATACCTACAATACCAGCTTTGACATCATGTCAGGCGGGGAAGAGGCTTTCTTGCGTGTCGATAACGGTATTTATTTACGAGGTGGATTTACAGATGTAACAAACGAATTAAGGTCTCGTGGTGACATTCGTATGTATGGAAATAATATCGTTAACCCATACAGTATTTCATTAACCAATGGTGGTGAATTTTTAACTTTATCTGACGGAACAACCCGACTGCAAACAGTGGGTGGTATGTTGCAATTCCGTATTGGAACAGCCCAAAAAATGCGTATTGATAGTACAAGGAACTATATGAACCAAATACTCAACATGCAAGGCAATAATATTGTTTCCGTGTCAGATGAACGATTGAAAACGAATATCCACGACTATAATGACAGCATTTTAAACGAGTTCTTTGAACCAATAAATCCAGTTACATTTAACTGGAAAGATCCAGATATGACCACAGAAACACAAATGGGATTAATTGCACAGAGAACACCAATTATCAGCGAATATGCTGAAGATTTAGACGAATGGAACATTGTTTATAATCGTCAAATCATGGTCAATACGTTCGGTATTAAAGAATTGTTAAATCGTGACACCGACAAAGAAAATCGTATACGAAAATTGGAAGCAGAAAACGAAGGACTCAAAGACCGCATCAACCAATTAGAAGGAGCGAATTAAATGAAATTAACTAATATCAAAATCGTGAACGCCAACAATGCTTTAACACAACTAGCTGAAGAGAAGCTTCAAGGAGCGTTCAAGTTTAAGCTCTATGAGTTGAAGAAAGCGTTGGAGGATAAGCACAAATTAGTAGCTGAAACACTTGAGGGGGTGACCGACGAAAAAGAACAGGAAGAGATACTCTTAGAAGAGCAAGAGATAGGTTCAGAGCGCAAGTTAACCGAAGATGAATTAGAACCTTTACCAATGAGTTTGAAGCAATTAGCAAGCTTAAAACCATTTATAGAGAAAGAACAAAAAGGAGAAGATACAAATGAGTAAATATGAAGTTGATACAGTACGATATATATTAGTGCGTAAAAAATTAAACAACAGAAACCAAGAAGATGTGGTGATTTATAGCGAATACAACGGGGCGTTTAATTTTAATCAAGACGTGGCTAGAGCAACTCGTTTTGAAGACAAAGATAAAGCAGAACAATTAGCTTACGCTCAAAATGTGGTGTCACAAGTGATGGATAACGGCTATGAGTATAACGTGATTGAAGAAAGCACTGTACGAAAAATGACTACGGAAGAAACAGAAACAACCGAAGAAGAAAACTCCAGCGAAGAAGAACCTACAAACTAATGTAGGTTCTTTTTTTGTTAGAAAGGAGTTGAAAAATGAATGTAAAACAATTAATCATTGTCAAATGGAATTCTTTTCTGCTCTGTCTAGTGTCGCTAATTCTCTCCCATTTACTACTTTCACAAAGTCGTTATATTCTCGGTGTAACGAATTTTATTTTAGTTCTGGCTAAACTACTCGGTATCTTTTTAAACCGATCTAAACTCAGGAAATTTGCTTTAGTTGGCTTAAATATGGTGTGGGCTTCCACCGCTTACTTTATGCTGACCTTTCAACCGCCTTTTTTACCAGCGTTATCCTATTATTTCCCGCTTTTTATGGTTCTATTTGGATTTGGGATATCCATACAGGAGCGATTCAATGAGTGACCAAATCATAAGCGCAACAGTCGCTGCATTCATTTCAGGGATTCTCACGTATCTAGGCACACGGTTCCAAACCAAAGGGACAATACAGGCTAAGGAAATGGATGCGGATTCCCACACAGAAGGCATTTACGTACAGAACATCAGTACGATTTTAACGGAATATAAAGAGCAAGTAAGCACGTTACGGAATGAATTAAGCGACTTAAAAGATGAGTTTGCGCAATTCAGACAGCAGTATTATGAGGAAGTACGGGAGTACAAAACCATGATTGATGATAAGAACGATCGCATCAACTATTTAGTTGAAGAAAACGAAGAGCTAAAAGAAGAAAACACACAGTTGAAAGTCGAGAACGCAGAACTAAAGGAGGAAAAGGATGAATCTTAAAGGGATTTCAAAAGGAACATCGGTGCGCATCATTGCTTTGTTTTTGGTGCTGATAAACCAGATAGCAGTAAGTTTCTTCGGTTTTGATTTAGGTTTAGCGGATGAACAAATTTATCAAGGCGTATCCACAGTGGTCACAGTTATCACTAGCTTGCTTGCAGGGTACAAAAATAACTCTGTCACCAAACCAGCGCAAGAGGCTGATGTAGTATTGAAGCAGAAGAAGAAAGCGAAGGGCAATCAATAAGATTGCTCTTTTTTTCTTAATGAAAGGAGAAACATATGTCTAAACAAGATTTCTTAAATCAAATTAAAGACGGTGCTATTCAAAGCTGGAAAGAACATAAAATACTTCCCTCTCTTGTAGGCGCTCAAGCAGCGTTAGAAAGTGGTTGGGGAACATCAAAACTAGCCACTGAAGCTAACAATTTGTTTGGTATCAAAGTTGGCGATGGATGGAATAGTGATACGTACACCGTACCTACGAAAGAGTGGGACGAAAAGAAAAATAAATTCATTACAGTTGATGCAGCATTCCGTAAATATGATAATTGGAGTCAATCTGTTACGGATCATGGTAAGTTCTTTACTTCAACACCATTCAGAACTGATAACTATAAACATGTTATTGGAGAAACCAATTATGTAGATGCAGTCAATGCAATTTTAAAACCAGTAGCAGAAGCTTCATATGCAACAGACCCTGGTTATTCAGGTAAAATCACTAACATTATTGAACAATACAACCTAATTGAATGGGATAAAGAAGCGGGAATTGATGTAAAGGAGGATAAACTAGTGAAGAAATTGAATGTTGTTATTGATCCTGGTCACGGTGGTTCCGATTCCGGAGCTTCAGCAAATGGTTTAATTGAAAAACATTGGAACTTAGAAGTGGCTAAACTTTTAAAAGGCTATTTAGAAAAACTTGGCCACGAAGTCCATCTCACTCGTACAATAGACAAAACTATGTCATTAGGGGCTAGAACACGTTTTGCTAACGGCAAGAAAGCAGACCGTTTTATTTCTATCCACTTCAATGCTGGAGGTGGCTTTGGTTATGAGGACTTTATTAATAGTGGTACCTTACAACCGGCTACGAAAGAATACCAAGATAATCTCCATGCAGAAGTAGCTAAAATTTTACCTAAACATGGATTGAAAAACCGTGGACAAAAAACGGCTGCTTTCTATGTTATTAAACATACAGCAATGTCTGGACTTCTTATTGAAGGTGGATTTGTTGATACTTCAGATTACAAAGTGTTGAGAAAAGACAGCTATAAAAAAGATTTAGCCAATGCTTGTGCAAATGGTATCCATAAAGATGCTGGGAATACTGGTTCAGTTTCTATTGATGTCGTGAGTGTTCAACCGAGTAGAGAAACAGGTAAGTCTGGAACTTCAACTTATACAGTAAAATCTGGAGATACACTTGGAGAAATCGCTAAGAAATTTAATGTAACTGTAGATAACTTAGTTGCTTGGAACAATATTGAAAATAAGAATGTCATCAGTGTAGGAGAGGTTTTAACAGTAACTGGAGGAACTACCACTTATACAGTGAAATCAGGCGACACGTTAGGTGAAATTGCTAAACGATTTAATACAACAACCAATGCTTTAGCGGAATTAAATGAGATTGAAGATCCTAACTTAATTAGTGTAGGTCAGAAAATCAAAGTGAATGGTACTGAAAAGGTATCTGCGGGAAGTGGTACGACAACCTACACCGTAAAACCAGGGGATACTTTAGGTGAAATTGCTAAAGATTATGGTACAACTATTAATGCGATTGCTAGTACAAATGGAATTAACAATCCTAATTTAATTTCAGTAGGTCAGAAGTTGACTATTAGTGGAAAGTCTAACGGTGGCATATATACAGTAAAAACTGGAGATACATTATCAGAGATTGCTATTCAATTAGGAGTAAGTCAAAAACACTTGCAGAATAAAAATGATATTAGTAATCTAAATCGTATCAGTGTAGGACAAAAGCTTAAATACTAATCAAATTGTGATATAATAGCAGTATAAAATTTCATTGCGGAAACAATGAGATTCTTTATATATTGTGTTCTTTTGTGACAAAAAGAAAGCCCCGTCAATGACAGGCGGGTCTACATAGTTTATTTGAAGCCCTGACTCTTTGTTGAGTTCGGGCATTTTTTTCATTTTAATTGAAAAATTATTGTATACTAGAAATAGAATATATATAGAAGGGATGGAGGTTATTGAGGTTTCTAATATTCTTGTGCGTTTTCCTTATTATTTTCATAATTGGAGTATACGCATATTCTTACTACAAAGATAAGAAAATCCGTGAAGAAATTAGAAAAATTGTACATAACGGAGTAACTTTTACACCAAATGAATTTTTTGAATTTAAAAAGACTAAAGGATTCGGAAGCAGGTCAAGTATATTGAATGATTATAATATACCAGGAGTTTATGTACTGAAGAATATTTCCAAAGATATGTATTACGTAGGCCAAGGTAAGAAAGTTTTAAGCAGAGTAAATAACCACTTTTCTGGAAGAGGAAATGGGGATGTTTATGGTGATTATAAATATGGAGATCGTTTTAAAATAAATGTAGTAACCTTGAGAAATAGTGGATATCCTACATTAAATAGTTTAGAAAGAAATACTATTATGACGTATAGAGCTTATTCAAAAGGATATAATAGAACTAGAGGGAATAAAGGATAGGTTAACACACATAGTAACCATTTTTACTCAATTATGAGCTAGAGTTTTTTAAAACGAGATATATTAATTTATAATAAATTTGTAATATAAACATAACTTGTTTTGCCTCATTAATATTGAGGTTTATGGTATAATATAGACATAATCCAAATAGATTATATAAGCTGAGAGGGGGAGGAGACTATTGTTTTCTTCCCCTCGTTTTGTTTTAATTAGAATCAGCTTATATTTAATCTAGGAGGACGCTTAATGTCTATGGAAATTATTTACTCTACAATGCACAATATGAACATTCAGAATGATGAATTCGAGTATAGAAGATTAGACAATAAAATTGATGCAAAAAATTACATTGAATTGTTAATGGGTGAAGTAATGACTAATGAATCAAAACGAAAGTATACTCAACGTAGCAACACTACAGAAGTTGTGGCTCAAGTATTAAAGACAGTACAAGAAGAACGGCTTATTGAAAAAAACAAAGATATCATTGCTAACCGGTTATTTTCAGTTGAAAAAGAGACACAAGAACGAATGAAACACTTAGGAATAAAAATACAAAAAGGAAGTCTCGTACAATCCCTGTTCCAAATTGATGGTAATTACCGTTTTTTAATTTCAAAGGTAGATGCTAATAGTTATTTAGATGATGATGATTTAATTAAAAAATCAGGTCTTAGCTATGAAGATAAAACTTATAAAAATTGTCTATTTATATTTGATGGAGAAGAAATTCAAGAAATAATGATATCTGATACAAATGGAACTCAATACTGGTATGATTCATTTTTAGAATTAGAAGAGATAAAAAATGATTCTATGAATACTGAAGAAAGTTATAATATTCTAGAACGCGAATTGAAACGAACATATAAATCGGATCAATCACAGTTAGTTTTAAAAAGAAATCAATTACTGGGATATTTTAAAAATACTAATAACTATTCAATTAATGAATGTATTGATTACATTTTTGGAGAAGATTCTGAAAATGAAGATGTAACTCAAAAAAATGAATTTAAAAATAAGGTAATGAGAAATTTTGAAAAAAATAATGTAGATACTCAATTTTCAATAGAACCTGACGCAATAAAAAAGCGAAAATGGAAGGAAACTAAACAAGCTAATGATTTTGTAGAAGTAACATTGAATGGATATGATGAAGAAATTAAAAACAATATCTCTGCGATTGAAAATTCTCAAGGAGAAAAGTATCTTAAAATTAAAGTTACTAAAGAAGATACGTTTGCATCATTTAATTGGGAAAGTTAGGTGAAAATAATGGATAATAGCAATACTTTTTTAAAGGTAGTCAGTGAGGATATAAAAGAAGCTGTTTTTTTAAATGTTAGTATAAACAATAATATTGATGACATACTATATGACATAGAAGAATTACATAAAATTAAAGGTAATAGTGATAGTATTATAGTGAGTTTAATTGATACTTTTGAAAAAGAAACTGTAAGATATGAAGGATTAGATTCACATGAACAAGTAAAAAAAGTATATAGAAATGTTAAAAAATTAAATAACGATGATGAAGAAATTAAATTGGGAATAGTGATCTATAAAACACCGATAGAGAGCGTAATATCTATATATTCATTAGAATCTTTTAAAAAATATTTAACGAATAATGATTCATCAGTCACCAATATACTCTCTACTTTTGAAAATCTTTATAAAAGTAATAATGTGAAATTTAATTTAATTTTAGATAAAGGTTATATAAACACTCCATTATTTTCTTTTTCCAATAAGTCTAATAATCAAGAACATACTGATATTGAATATAAAAGAAAAGATTTATATAAAAATATGTATGAAAACTGTCACCTTGTGTCTGAAACACCAGAGTTAGTTCCAAACGATTTTAATGTTACTAAATGTACTGAAAACAATTCATTTTTTAAAGACGTGTTTGATTTGTGTAAAAATATTTATTCAATAATATTTATTTCAAATTTAACTAAATTGGAAAATGAAGAATTATATTATCAAATAGAAGGCTACAAAACTATTAAAAAAACAGTTAAACTAAACTCTGTTACAAATAATAATCTATTTAATATTTTTGATTGGACATATTCAAGTAATGATAATTTCACCGAAAGAATTGAGATGGTTAGAAATATAATAACATTACATCTCCAAAGCGATAATATATTAGATATAGAAGAAGAAGTTTTATCTTCCATAAAATCTGGTTATAAAATATACTTGAAAGAAAATGTCGATAACTATATTGATGTCCTAAACCAAGTTGTGGTTCTATTAAATCAATTAGAACAAGAAGCTTTAAAAGTAGCAGATACTTTTATCGTAAGTTTTAAAGGTTCTTTGACCTCAATGGTTACCTTTTTTATCACTACTATTTTATTTAGTACAATATCAAATGGGACCTTAACTAATATTTTCACTCCTGATATCATGCGAATTTCTTTAGGTTTTTTACTAATAAGTTTATTTTATTTTATATTTAGTTTGACACAATACAATTTAAGTATGAATCAATTAAATGAGGTACTGGAGCGTAATAAAAAACAATATGGTGTAATTCTAAATACAGAAGATTTAAATAGAATATTTAATTTAAATACTAGATCCAAAGATGAAAATAAAATCGAATATTTAAAAAAGAATAGATGTATAGTGTCAGCTTTGTGGATAATCACTTTATTAGTATTAGTGATAATTGTCATATGGTGTTCTATGAATTATACACCCCCAACTACATCTTAA